GCCCGTTGTATTCCTCGGGGCGGACCTCGATCTGCACGGCCGTACCCGGAGGCGGGCCGTCCATCGCATCGGGCGTCCAGCCGAGGCAACGCGCCAGGCGCTCGACGTTGGCCGCGTTGGGCGCCCCGTCCTTCCCCACGACATAGAAGCGCCCTTCGATGGTCTGGTCGTCGTACTTGGACCAGTCCTCCCACACGCCGTCCTCCATCTTCTCCGTCACGGTGAAGTCGACGACGACCGGGATTGACCGGCTGCCTTCCTTCGTCCTTCCGAGCGACCACGCCGTTGCGACAGCGCGAAAGATGCCTTCCTGTTCCAGCCTCACGACGCACCTCCGAGGATCGCGGCCCACAGAGAGCCGTCGGTGGGGGACTCGAACGCCTGGTCGATGGCGACCCGGCGCGACTTGGCGATGTGGTCGGGCATCTCGGACGTGTAGATCGTGCGGCCGCCCGCGCCCTTGCCCTTGCCGTCCACGCTGGCCACGTCGTAGCCGATGAACACGACGTGATCGCACCACTGCACGACGCGGTTGCGGATCGACGCCTTGCCGCTCTTGGGCGACTGGAGGTGAGGCTCGAACCGGATGAAGTCCTCGCCGCTCGGATTCGGCACGTCGGCGATGCACTCGTGGGCGATCAGGACAACGTGACGGCCGCGGCGGATCTGGCTGTCGAGGTCGGACAGGAGGTGCAGGAAGGTGTCGTAAGCGTGGGAGAGGCCTTTGCCGAAACCGTAATTTTCGAGAGATGTGATCTTGATGCCAGGCTTCTCATGCGGGACGGTGGCGATGGTGTGGGCGATGGCCAACTCCTCGGCCTTGGTCGCGCTGTCGATGATGACGGTTCCGTAGTCGTCAAGCGCGCTGGACTGAAGGCACGCGCGAAGGTCCGCGAAGTCGCGGATGCCCTCGACGCGCGGCACGTCCAGCTCGCGCGTGCCGCCCTCGATGTCGAGGAACACGGGGTTCGGAGCGAGCGCGGCGAGGGTGGACTTTCCGATGCCGCCCGGCCCGTAGAGCAGGACGCGCTGCGGCGAGTCGATCCTGCCCCCCACGACGGCGAAGCGGTCGGCGCTCGGGGGGGCGGCTGCGGTGGCGGTCTGCCCGTTGCCGTTGCGCGGCGGGGGCGGCGGGGGTTTCTGCTGCGTTGACATGGTCTCTCCTCTGACGTGCGCGGCTCGCCCCGCGCGTGGCGTGAACGAGCTAGCCCTCGTTCGTGGCGGCACCCGAAAGCTCGGGGTGAATATTCGTGTCGCGCACGAAACCGTCCGGCGTGCGCTCGTTCAAATCACGGTTGATGCACACGGGCAGGTAATCGCACGCGCCCACGGCGGTCTGGCAGGACTCGGGGTTGCGCCACCACCGGCGGGACCGCTGGCACTCGCGAAGGGCGAGCTGCTGGTCCCACAGGTCGGCGCGGCATTCGTCGATGTCCTGATCCAGCCGCGCGATCTCGATCCGCGCGAAGTAGTGATCGGGCCGCTCGCGGATGTCGGAGGCGATGCGCGCGCCGTACTCTTCGGGGGTTTCGTCGACCTCGCGCTGATTCGCGTAGAGCGCGCCCTTTGCCGTGTACTTGCGGCTGGCCTCGGGGGTCGCCTTGTACGGCCGTTGCCCCGGACGGCGCGTCACGTCGTAGATGACGGTCTGGACGTCGTAGCCGAGCGCGCGCGCCGCGATGACGTAGATGCTGAGCTGCTGGTCCAGGTGGAGACGCAGCCAGTAGTCGGCGCCCGGCGCGAAGTCGCGGCTGGTGGTCTTGTACTCCTGGAGCGCGAGCCGTCCGTCGGGCAGCGTCACGATGCGATCGACCTTGCCGGCCATGCGCCAGATGGGAGTGTCTGAACCGGTTTCGGGATTGATGAGCGGCAGGTCGAATTCCTGCTCGGACGCGATCGCGTCAAGCGGAGATTCGAGGTAGCGCAACAGGTGGCCCTCGAACATCGCGGCGACCATCGCGGCCTCGAATGGATCGTCGAGCGCGGCGATCGCGCCGGCCACGTCGAGGTTGCGATCGCAGGCGTCCAGCGCGGCATGGAACGCTGAGCCGACGCGGCGCGGAAGGTCGTCAGACACCGGCTTGATGCCGAGTTCGTAGCGGATGAAATGCCTGCGCGGGCAGGCCCGGAAGCACGCCAGACGCGAGTGCGTCAGGAGTTGCTTGCCGATCGGGGGTGCGGTAGTTTCGTACAAGGTGGCTGCTCCTTGTAGGGGTGGTCAGCTAGGCCCGGTCGGGTGTGCGATTGGCAGTCGAATGCACCCGGCCGGGCCGCTTCTTTGATCTCGATTTCTGCCCGGTGGACTCCCCTCCTTTCGCGTTGCTGAGTTCCGTCTCAAGGCGGCGCTCCGTAGCCTTGGCGCGCGGGCCATCCTTGACGAGCGCGGTGAGCGTGACCCCGAGCGCATCGGCCAGCAGCAGCGCGACGCGCAAGCTCGGCCTGGCGTACCCGTGTTCGATATCGCAGAGGAATCCTTGCGACACGTCGACGGCGCGCGCGAGGTCTCCCTGTTTCATCTTCCGCTTGAGCCTGAGGCGGCGAACCTGCATTGACGTCTCCCTTGATTCCGAGAGTATCGGCAACGTCGCCCTGCCGGTCAACAACTATTTTCGGTTATTGCAAAATTTCTCTTGTGCTGAAAGGCGGGCGGACCGATACTCTGGACTGCGCGAGAGCCTGACGCGGGGCGGATTTTCAATATGTCGTTGCGCGGCAATAAGTTGTTGTTGCTGCGGCAGCGGACAGGAAAGGACGAACGCGATGAATACAGCCACGGCGCAGAAGGAACCCGCCAACGAGCGCACCATCCATGACGTCGCGCGCGACTGCATGGTCCTGGCCAAGGGAGACCGTGACGTGGCGGTGGTCAAGTACCTCGCGCGGCTGCGGGCCGACAAGGCGCTGTTCGCGTCGCTCGTCTGGTCGCTTGTCGCGCTGGCGGTGCGGCGGGTGGTCGGCG